AAAAGGTATCTACAACTCTTAGTCACTAATGTAGTCGGACAAAATGGTATTAGGATGCAGTCTAAAGCTAGAAATGATGACGGCAACTTAGACACTATTGGCAATCAAGTTTTAGAAAACGAATGGAAGAAGTGGTGCAGAATAGGTAATTGCACGATAGACGGCAAGATGTCTTTTGTAGATGCTCAAAAGCTATTCATTGAAACATTAGCAAGGGATGGTGAGGTCTTAATTAGACACATTACCACTAACAATCCACTCGATCCATACAAAATACAGTTCCTTGATGCCGATTACTTAGACGAAGAAGAGAACAAAACCCTAAACAACGGACAAGAAATCATAATGGGTGTCAAGCTAGACAAGTACGGCAAACCTATTACTTATTACCTATTTAAAGAACACCCACACAACAAGGGCTTTGGTAACTACGATAGATCGCATATTGAAGTACCTGCTCAAGACATTATTCATGCTTTCCAAGCAGACAGACCTGAACAAACTAGAGGTCTGCCATTTATGACTACTGCATTGTCAAGAATGAAGATGTTAGATGGTTATGAAGAAGCAGAGCTAGTAGCAGCTAGAGTGGGCGCTAGTAAAATGGGCTTTTTTACCTCACCAGCAGGTGATGGTTATACAGGTGAAGATACAGATGACGATTACACACCTGTTATGAACGCTGAAGCAGGTACATTTGAGCAACTACCAGATGGTATGGACTTTAAAACTTTTGATCCACAACACCCATCATCAGGTTTTGATGGCTTTCATAAGTCTATCTTGAGAGGTATTGCTTCTGGTTTAGGTATATCTTATGTGTCACTGGCTAACAATTTAGAGGGTGTTAACTACTCATCTATTAGACAAGGCACATTGGAAGAGAGAGATAACTACAGAATCTTGCAAAGATTTATGATAGATCACTTTATCCAGCCTGTTTTTGACAAATGGTTACTACAAACCATGTCATTTAAAGACGATTTCATGCTGCCACCAGATAAATACAACAAGTTTGCTGACAATGCTATCTTCGTGCCTAGAAGTTGGGGTTGGATTGACCCTGTAAAGGAAGTAAAGGCTAATATTGATGGTTTAAATGCAGGTGTCGTCACTATGCAAGATGTCCAAGCTAATTATGGTCGTGATGTAGAAGAATTGTTTGAACAACACAGCAGAGAAGAAGAAATAGCCAAACTTTACGATGTTAAGACTGCTTATCAACCATTTGGCGCTGTTAAGATGCCAATAGATGCTGAAATACAAGACGATGGTGACGAAGATGAGCAAGGGGAGTAAAAGACGACCTAAAAAGGTCAAACAAGAACAATTTGATAAAAATTGGCAGCAAATATTCGGCAAAAAGAAGAAAAATGGCTAGTTATACACCTACTAAAGGTATGAAGTCAGAGGCACAGAAGGGCTTAGACTGGCGCAGAGAGCATGGCAGGGGTGGCACAGCAGTCGGTATAGCTAGAGCTAGAGACATTGTTAGTGGTAAAAACCTCTCTGAATCTACTGTCAAAAGGATGTATTCCTTCTTTTCTCGGCATGAAGTAGATAAAAAAGGACAAGGTTTTACCCCAGATGAGAAAGGTTTTCCGTCTAATGGGCGCATAGCATGGGCTTTATGGGGTGGTGATGCAGGTTTTACATGGTCAAAAGCAATAGTAGATAGACTTAAAAAGGAAGATAGTGATAGAATGGCTAGTAATATGAGCAAAAACGAAGAAAGGCACATACAAAATATCAGGGAGACTGAGGATTCTTACATCGTAGAATTTGGTAAATCTATGCCAGAAAAAGAAGTCGAAGAAAACGGCTATAAAGACGATGAAGAAGAAAGAGCTGCGCCAGATGCTTTGAGTGTTGGCGATTTTGTATCTTGGGATACTTCAGGTGGGAGAGCTAGAGGTAAAATAGAAAAGATCGAAAGAGACGGCAGTATTAATGTACCTGATAGTGATTTCACAATTACAGGCACAGAAGATGATCCTGCTGCTCTGATACAAGTCTATAGAGGTGGTGAAGCATCAGACACTAGAGTAGGTCATAAATTCTCAACTCTAACAAAAATTGACCCTATCAGGGCTGAGTATGAGGAAGAAGAAGAAATCATGGAAGAAGAGAGAGCAGAAACAGATGATAATGTTGCTAGATTCTATCCAGACAACAACCTACAAAGAGCTTTTGAGTTTGACAGAAACAAAATAGATGAGGATAAAAGAACCATAGAAATTGGTGTCTCCTCAGAAGTACCAGTAGAACGAAACTTCGGTTATGAGGTCTTAGGACACAACGAAGAAGAAATTAACATGGAATTTATGGGTTCAGGTCGTAGCCCACTTCTATTAGACCACGACCCTACTAAGCAAATCGGTGTCGTAGAAGAATTTGCTATCGACAGACAAAACAAAAGAACAATAGCTAAAGTAAGATTTAGCAAAAACCAACAAGCAGATGAAATCTATAGGGATGTGCTTGATGGTATTAGACAGAACATATCCGTTGGCTATCAAGTCAACAGTATGAAAAGAGAGGAATCTGAGAAAGATGGCGTTCCCATCTACAGAGTTAATTCATGGCTTCCCCTCGAAGTTTCTGCTGTTAGTGTACCTGCTGACCAGTCAAGTCTGGTAGGTTTTGCTAGAAGTAAAGAAACACCAAAAATCGAAATTAATTCTAATGAGGAAAGAAAAATGGAAAATAAAGTCGAAGAAACTAAAACTCCAGAAGTTAATCCAGCAGAGTTAAGAGCAGATTTTGCAAAAGAAGCAAAAGCCATAATTGACTTAGGTGTACAACACAATAAGAGAGATTTGGCTAATGAAGCTGTTGCAAATGGCGCATCACTAGCTCAATTTAGAGGATCACTTCTAGAGACAATCGCAAACGATAAGCCACTTGATCTACCATCAAGTGTTGATATGAATGAAACTGAGCAAAGAGAATACTCTTTAATTAAAGCTGTTCAGGAAACTGCACAAGGCAGACTATCAGGTCTTGAGAAAGAAGTTTCAGATCAGATTGCTTCCCAAACAGGTAAAGCAGCTAGAGGATTCTATATGCCAACTAATATTGGTTTTGGTAAAAGGGATCAGACAGTAGGCTCAAACTCAGGTGGTGGGTTCTTAAAAGGAACAGATCATCTTGGTAACGAGTTTATTGATGCTCTTTATGCAAAATTGGTTATTGGACAAGCTGGTGCAAGAATAATGACTGGCTTACAAGGTGATGTTAGCATACCGAAGTTATCAGCTTCAGTAACTAATTCAGCTTTCGTAGCAGAAAACGCAGCGCCTTCAGAAGGTGCAGGAACATTCGCACAAGTAACAATGTCACCTAAGACATTAGCTGCTTATGTAGATGTTTCAAGAAGATTAATGCTTCAATCAGACCCTTCAGTAGAAGCTGTCTTGAGAAATGATGTTATTAATACTTTTGCTAGAAAGATTGACGAAGTTGCTTTAGAAGGTGGTGCTTCAAATCATCCTTCAGGTATCATAGCTTCATCAACAGGTAATGTTGAAGCTCTAGGTACTAATGGTGCAGCAATCGCTTATAGCAATATAGTGAGCATGATAAGTAAAGTAGAAGAAGATAATGCTATCTTGAATGATGCTAGTGTTAAGTTTGTTGGTAATCCAAAAGTTACTGCAAAACTTAGAACTACACCAAAACAAGGTTCAGGTGTTGAAGGTAACTTCATGCTAGACCCTGATGGCAAGATGTTAGGTTATGACTATATGTCATCTACTTTAGTACCTAGTGATCTTTCAAAAGGTTCAGGTTCTAACTTGTCAGCATTAATATTTGGTGACTTTAGTCAGCTAATGCTTGGATTCTGGTCTGGTGTCGATGTCATAGTCGATCCTTATACAGGTTCAACAGCAGCAACAACTAGATTAGCATTCTTCCAAGATGTAGATGTAGCTCTACGACACGATGATGCTTTCTCAGTTTGTAAAGACATTATTACTTAATTAAGTTTTAACTTAGTCTAGGGCTACTTCGGTAGCCCTTTTTTTATGTATAATAAAAATATGAGTGATACAAAAATTAAATTCGTTTTCAATCAGACTTACTACTATGGTGGTGAGAAATACCAATCAGGTGATTCTATAGAGATAGCTAAAAAAGATATAGCTGAATGGGAGAATGTCCAGTTTGGTAATGTATATAAACCTAAAGGCAAAAAGGATAAATGATGGAAGTAGTAGCTACGAGAAAAGTTTGCTATAACGGCACTTGGTACAATTCAGGTGACACATTTGACTGTAACCCTAAAGACTACAACGGCTTAGAAGCAGCAGGTGTAGAAGCAGTTAAAGGTAAAAGCAAAGCTAAATTAGATAAAGCAGAAAAGAATATTAAAACAAGATAATGGCGCTAGAATCAGCACAAGACTTGTTGAACTTCTTTGATACAGATACGCATGGCGAAAGTGCTTCAGTATCTATCAATGGCAGCGCCTCAACCATTAAAGTTATTATCAATAAAGAATATTTTGCTATTGCTGGTGAATCTGTCGATATTGATGGCACACAACCAGTAGCAACTTGTCGATCTTCAGATGTCACAGGTATTGATACAGCCGACACTATTACTATTGATAGTGTCACTTACAATATTGTGAACATACAGCCAGACGGCACAGGCATGACAATGCTTATATTACAGGACTAATTATGTTAAAAAATTTACTAAGTACAATCGCACCAGCATTAGGCACAGCACTAGGTTCACCATTAGGTGGTGCAGCCGTCAGCATGATAGCTGAGAAGCTAGGTGTACCAAACAATCAAAAATCAGTAGAGAAAGCAGTACAAGCAGCAACACCAGAACAACTACTTGAATTAAAGAAGGTAGAGAAAGACTTTGAAGTAAAAATGAAAGAGCTAGAGGTTGATGTCTTTAAGCTAGAAACACAAGATACCCAAGATGCTAGGAAAACCTTTTCTAAAGATTGGACATCAAAGTTTATGGGTCTAATAGTTATCGGTGGCTTTATGGGTTATATCTTTTTAGTAACTATACAACCACCTGAACAAAACTCTGAAGCCTTAATTAACCTAGTGTTAGGTTATTTAGGTGGTTTGGCATCTGCAGTAATATCTTTTTACTTTGGTGCTTCACAATCTAAAGACGATTAATGCCAAAGAAATCAAACGCACAATTTAGCAAAGGGCATGAACCCACAGCAGGTGTTAATGGCAAAAAGACTTCACAAGGTCGGAGAAACTTCGGCAGTTCTACAATGAATAAGCACAAACGCAGATCGCACAAAAAATACAAAGGTCAAGGCAAATAAGCTAAGATAAGGCATGGCACATAAAAGACAACTAATTAGAGAAAGAGTAGCAACGACCCTTACAGGTTTATCTACTACAGGCTCTAATGTCTTTCAGAGCAGGGTTTATCCTATTGAGAACACCAAACTGCCCTGTTTGCTAATTTATACCAGAGAAGAGACTTCTGAGCCTTTAACAACTAATCCACCTAGAGCAATAGAAAAGATATTGTCTTTAGTGATTGAGGCTTATGTCAAAGCAAATGCTAACTACGATGACACTATTGACACTATTACAGAAGAAGTAGAAGAAGCATTATATGGCGATAGATTGATAAATAATCTAGCTTTAGACAGTTTTTTAGTTAATACTGACATTAGTTATAACGGAGAAGGTGATAATCCGTTAGGAATTGTTGTAATGACATTTCAAATCACTTATCATCATACAGAAGGAAGTATTTAATTATGGCAACATTTTCAGGTTCAGCAGGTGTAGTTAAAGCAGGTGGCAATGCTATTGGTGAGATTAGATCATTTACTGTCGATCAAACAGGTGACACAGTAGAAGATACAGCAATGGGCGATGCAGCAAGAAGTTATAAAGCTACCCTTAATACATTCACAGCTTCAGTGGATGCGCTATTCGATGACACAGATACAGCGCAAACAGCAATGACTATTGGCGCAAGTCTAGCATTTTTGTTTCAACCAGAAGGCAGTGGGTCAGGTGCATATCAACTATCAGGCACAGGTCTGATAACTGGTATCTCACAAACCCAAAGTTTTGATGGTTTAGTAGAAAGGTCATTCACAGTACAAGGTACTGGCGCATTAACTATCGGCACTGTCTAGTATTGAAAGCAATAGAACGAGCTAAAGCGCACTTCAATACCCTAGAGGTCAAGAAGATTATCGTGCCTGAGTGGGGTGATGATGATGCACCACTTGAGATTTATGCCAAGCCTTTAACCCTACAAGAAACATCTAAGCTCTATGCGATGGCTAAAGAGAGTGAAATGACGATGTTAGCTTATGTCTTAATCTACAAAGCCTTAGATTCTAAAGGCGATCAAATCTTTTCCTTAGAGGATAAACAAACACTACTAACTAAAGTAGATCGTAATGTCCTTATCAGAGTGTCTAACGAAATCATGGCTGAGAAGTCACCAGACGAAGTAAAAAAAAGTTAGCCGAAGATCACAACCTTTATAACCAACTTCAATTAGCCGAGCTTTTAGGCAAATCTCTACATGAGATTCAGCAAATGTCCATAGAAGAATACCAATTATGGACAGCATACTTTAGAATAAAAGCAGAAAGACAAAAAAATGGCTAGTCAAACTTACAAAATTTTAATTGCAGCTAAAGACACTGCCAGTAAATCTTTTAAAGGTCTCAATAAGGTAGCAGGTAAAACTGGTCAACTTGTTGGTGGTCTAACTAAGGGTGTAGCGACAGCGACAGTTGCCTTAACAGCAGCTTCCGTAGCAGTAGCAGCAGTTGCAAGAAGTTCTTTTGAGTTTGCTGATGCTATCGGCAAAGTTTCAACTAGAACAGGCATAGCCACAGATACAGTACAAGCCTTTCAAATAGCAGCAGTAGAATCAGGCTCATCCGTTGAGATAGCAAACAAATCATTAGAAAAATTTACAAGATCAGTTGGTGATGCACAAAGAGGTCTTAAAACCCAAGCAGATATATTTAGAGACTTAGGTGTTTCAATAGAAGATGCTAACGGCAATACAAAAACTATGGATGTCTTGTTGCGTGAAGTCTCAGACGGCATGGCAGGTCTACAATCACAATCTGAAAAAGCCACAGTTGCAGCTAACTTGTTTGGTCGTGCTGGTATTCAAATAGTCGATGTTTTAGATAATGGTGGTGCTGCTTTTGATGCTTATATAGACAAAGCAAGAGAATATGGTTTGATACT